TCGCCTCGTCGATGTGCGGGTCAGGTTTCATCACCCGCAGATCCGTGCAGTGCCAGGGCTTGCGCTGGATACGAGCTGCGATCTGCGTGGAGATGTATCGGCAGAACTGGACAGGCATTGCTTTCCCCGTCTGCTTCACCATGTGCGGGTTGCGGGAGTGATCCCACTCTCCTCTCTCGTTCATCCGCGTCCCGTAGAACACGAAGTCGTCGGGGAAGCCCTGTATCCTTGCCCGCTCTCGTATCGTGTAAGGCTCGTTGCGGTGGAAGTGGAGTGTTGCGTTGCCGCCGGTGAGAACGTGCGCGGGACCTTTCCAGTGTCCTTTCAAAAACCCGATGCGCTTTACCATCGACCCGTCCTTGCGCGGATAGTCGAGAGTATAGCCGCTCGGCTTGTCTGAGAAGAACTTTTTCACTTCTCCCCAGTTCGCTTTCGTCCCAAAGCCTTTCATGTTCCCCGCCCTCGGGCAATCGCTCAGAAGATCGTGAGGGTCGTGGTTCGGAAAGTTGCTCCCTACCGTCGGTGTCGGAAGGTCCTCCAGGACCGACGCCACCGTCTCGCCGTGCGGCGACTCTCCGGGGCGGAAGGCCCAGCGCTCGGACTTGAGGCTTCCGAGCATGAACATTCGCTTTCTTCCTTTCTGAACGTTTCCGTATCCCCAGTTTGAGATCCACTCGGGGAATAGGTCGTAATCAGGAAGACAGGCAGCGTATTCGGCCATAGAGTAGGCCATGAATGACTTGGGTAAGTCGTCCATAACGAAGTATCGGGGCCGGAGCTCGGCCACGAGATTGATGAACAGTGGTATGTCGGCTGGGTCGAGAAGTCGCTTGTCCTTATCAGCGTTGGCGCCGGAGAGCTGACTAAAGTTGCCGCACTCAGGGTGGCCAAGAGCGAGATCAGGATTACTGAATTTTCGAAATTCCTCATCCGTCATCTTCTCCCGAGACTTCACGAACACCGCTCCGGGGAAGTTCTCCCGGAACGTGTTTCGCCCGTGCTCGTCCTTCACGTGGTAGTACTTACGCCACTCCACGTTGCCAGTAACCTCGAAGCCCGCTTGGCGGGCTCCAACGAGCATCGATCCGATGCCGCAAGTGATGCCGATGGCCCTCATTTCTTGTGCCCGGTAATCTTTGACCACGTAACGCCGTTCTTGATGTTCGAGATCGTCGTGTGGTGGACGTTGAACCGCCGGGCAAGCTCGACATGAGGCAAACGAGACTTATAGATTTTCAGAGCACCTTCAGCGTTCAGTTTACCCCGAGGTTTCCTCTTCATGTCCGGATCAGGAAAAGAGATCCTCCGCTGGACGCTAACCGCTCGGTTAATCATCGCTTGCGTTAGATACGCGTAGTGATAGACGAGGCCTTCTGTGCTCATCTTCAAGTACATGTCCGTCATAGTTCCCTTCTCCTCTTCTAGATCATCGTCCTGAACTTGCGGATCAGCTTACCCGTCCGGGCTTCCCTGTCGGTGTCGATCCTCAGGGGTTTCTTTTTCTGGTAAATGACTTCCTGCGGGAGATCGGGGAGGAAGATCTCCCGCAGGATCTTCTTGCCGGTTCGCATGTCGCGGGGCAGGGACAGGGCTGCCTGGGCGACTCTGCGGGCAAGAAACGGGCTTCGGACTTCGGTGAGGTTGTTCATCATCACTCTGTCCAGGCGAGGAAGGTGCCAGCACACGAGCTCGTGGAACACGTCCGACCACTGGCTGTCGTATCTCTGCGCCCGGCCGTAGCCTCCGAAGAGCTCGTCCGCCCCGTCGCCGGTCAGGCACACGGTCTCCTTCACCGCTGCGGACAGAGCGCACTGAGGGATCAGAGACCCGAGGTCGATCGGCTCCTGGAATATGCCCAGAGCGTCGATGTCCTCTACTCCGGTCCACCGGACCTCAGTCACCGGGTCCTTCGCGACCAGCTCGACCATTCGTCGCTCTTCAGCGTCCTCCTCGTCCCCCCGGACGTAGTAAGGCTGAACTTGGCCGTATCGCCTCGCGAGGGTGTAGACGATGGACGAGTCTAGGCCCCCACTGAGCAAGCAGGCTACGGGGACGTCGGACGACTCGACCCGGCGCTTTACGGCAGCATCGATCTCGGTCCTGAGGTCGAAGTATCCGGGGACGAGGGGATCGACAATGTCAGAGCATCTCTTCCCCTCCTCGTCGAGGACTACGTGCTCGCCAGGCAGAACCCGCCGGACCTCGTTGAACGGCGTCCGCCACGCCTCCGGGCAGTAGCCCCACTTCATCAGAGCCGCGAAGTAGGTCTCGTCGAAAGTCACAGGCCCGAGCTTCGCGCAGGCCGCCGGCTCCGAGGCGCAGGCGCCGAAGTCAGTGCGGTAGTACAGGGGTTTCTGGGCGAGATAGTCGCACAGGAGATGCAGATGATCCTGCTCGGTGTCGTAGGCTACGACGTGCCAGAACCCGTCCCGGTCTTTCAAGCCGTCCGGCCAGAGATCGGCGACCAGCTCGACGTCGCAGAGCATACCGGGGTTCGTCTCCCGGAAGTCGAGGATCTCACCAACGAAGGCGATGATCCACTTCCCTCGGCGCACCGGCTGATCTCCCGCATGGTCTACGCCGACGATAGGGAGCCGGCGGTGATATATAGGCCCCATCTGGCTAGAGCGCGTCCCACGCCTGTCTATTATGATCCTGGCGGCCTCTGGGACGGGGCCGCGAAGGTCAGCGACGATCCCGCACATGTCAGAGAACCTTCACGCAAGACCGACGGCCGAGCTCGGCGTATCCGGCGATGTCTTTCCAGTGATCGTCCTCGTTTGGATTGCCGCAGAGGACGCGGGAGATCTTGTGGGCGATCATCTCCAGGGCGAGCTTGTGCTCGTCGCTGAGACGCGACCAGTTCTTCGAGGCGTACAGGACTGTCTTGAAGTCCTGATCCATCTTCGCGACGTCCCCGAAGTGGCCGTGCGTCTTCTCTCTTTCTTCAAGCACCTGCATTGCTGTCTCCTGCCAAAGATCGTAGCATGTCCCCGACCAGGAACTTGAGGGCGGGGTCGTTGTAAAACCGGTTGCGCCCCGACGGGTGCGGGATCTGCCGGTAGGTTATACCGTCCACTGTCAACGGGTGGATGAGCATTTTAGGGAGATCCAGCGACCGCCGGACCGCTTCCCCCAGCAGCACGACCTGATCGCCCTCCTGCAGCGAAGACTTGAACCGCGCAGCTGCTTCGTAGGGGTTATCTTCCACAGAGGTGAGAAGATTGCGCCGGTCGAAGGTAACGAGATAGAGGTCCTCGTTACCCAGAAGCATAGCGAGGCGGTGTCCTGAGCAGCCAAGCGGACGGATGAATAGATCTTCGGTAGGGTGGGGGTTGATCAGACCGAGGATGATGGGTTTTCTCATGGGGCGAGAGAGTAGTTCTATTCAGCTACGGAGGAAACCCGACGGCGGGCTGAGGGCAGTCTTCAAAGATCATCTGAAGGGCTGGCACTTCACCCCGATCGAGACGGGGGCGATCGTGTCGGGCGTCCCAGATGCCGAGTACTGCTCTCCAGGCGGCGTGACAGGGTGGATCGAGTTCAAGTTCGCGAAAGGCATGGTCGTCGGTCTTCGCCCCGCTCAGGTCTCGTGGATAGACAGGAGGCACCGGATGGGTGGCAGAGTTTTCGTCGCTGTTCAGCGAAAGGACGAGCTCTACATCTACTCAGGCGGCGGGGTGAAGGAGCTGAAGAGAAACGGTCTCGTCAGCTCCGTCGGTCTCGTCTACTACGGGGCGGGGAAGTGGGACTGGGACGCTATTAAGGAAGCTCTTGCCCAAACAAACTTTCCCGGTTGCGAACCATGATAATGTTTTCTGCTCGAAGATCTGCGAAGTCGCCGTTCTTAGGATAGCCTTGGTATCCCCGAATGCGGGAACCGTGGAGATTAGCGTAAATTACATCCATCATTCGATGTGAAGCCCCGTCCACTCTCACTTTTACTACGCCTCTCCCTGTTCGATAAACTAGAGCTCTAGCGTCGGGAGCCCCATTTTTGTAGGCGGTTAAGAAGAAGATTTCCCCGGTGTCGGGGTTGTATCGAAGCTTCTCTCCGTCAACTTCAAGCGTTATGAAGCCCTCTCCTAGACACGTAATCCACGGATCGTTCATGCGGTTCTCCTATAAATGAATGAGCAGAATACATATGGCGAATTGACGGATTTTGTAAATACAAATTTTATTAAATTTTTTCCTAAGAAGATGATGCTACAAGATGACTAGCGAAAGTTATAATAGAAACAATGATCCACCGGTAAAAACGGGTCCGAGCGGGCAACTTCCAGGTTGGTTTACCTATTAGTGTATATAAGCATTTTACTACTTCTTAATACTTCTTTACTTGCTTGTAAAATGCTTACACGTGCTAACAGTGAAACTGGGGGTGGAAGTTGGAAAGGTGACTCGTCTCGGAGGCCCCGTCTGGTAGGTTTCAGAGCCGGCTCGCCTTGTGGTATACATATCTTCGAAGGAAGAGGGAGAGTTTAGCGTCATGGCTGCAAATACCACGGCGAAAAGAGCTTACACGAAGGGGAAGGCGGGCGCTCCGCTTGGAAATCAGTATGCCGTCGGCAACAAAGGCGGCGGCAGACCTTCAGGTTGCACGCCTGAAGTCATTAAGCAGACGAAATTTCTTGCTGAGATGGGCGCAACGATGGCCGAACTGGCCAAGTTCTTTGAAGTTGCAGAAGAAACAATCTGTTATTGGCAGCAGACAAATGCAGACTTTTCAGCGGCTTTGAAATTAGGAAGAGACGCGTCAGACGAGCGTGTCGTTCGGAGTATGTACGCAAAAGCCCTTGGTTTTGAAAAGGTTATAGAGGAAGAGGTCGTCGGCAAGGACGGCAAGACGAAGGTCGTCAAGAAGAAGATCTACGTCCCTCCTTCGGACACGGCGGCTATCTTCTGGCTGAAAAACCGTCGGAAGAACGAGTGGCGCGACAGGCATGAGTACGAAGTTGGCCGGGTCGGCGAATTTGACAAGATGAGCGACGAAGAGCTCGAGGCCTTCGTCAACGGAGCGCCTCTTCTCGAGAATAAATCTTCCAATGAGTAACAGAACTCAGCTTCTTCTCCGAGCTGCTGCGAAGAAAGAGCTCGATCGGCGGCGGCTGAAGGCTAGATGCGAAGAGAGTCTCGTCGAGTTCATCAAAGAGGCCTGGCACGTGATCGAGCCGGGTCAACCTTACGTCCACGGCTGGCATGTCGACATGATCGCAGAGCATCTGGAGGCGATCACCAACGGCGTCCAGTTCGACGACGGGACCTACTACAATCGTCTTCTCATTAACATTCCGCCGGGCATGATGAAGTCCCTCATGACGAACGTGTTCTGGCCTGCGTGGGAGTGGGGACCGCGCAACATGCCGCATCTCAGATATGTGTGCGCGTCCCACTCGATGAACCTGGCGACAAGAGACTCGACGAAGATGCGTCGTCTGATCGTCAGCGACTGGTATCAAGACCTTTGGGGCGATCGCGTGGTTCTCACGGGCGATCAAAATGCGAAGACCAAATTCGAGAACACAACGACGGGCTTTCGCGAAGCTGTCGCAGCCGGAGGAATTACTGGCGCTCGTGGTGATCGTGTTATTATCGACGATCCTCTTAGTGTGGAAGACGCATCATCTGATGCGGTTCGAGAGAGCAGAAAAGAATGGTTCCTCGAAGCGGTCCCGACCCGACTGAACAATCCCGACAAGTCCGCGATCATCGTCATCATGCAGCGTCTTCATCAGGAAGACACGAGCGGTCTGATCATAGACAATGAGCTCGGCTACGATCACATCATGCTTCCGATGCGATACGAACCAGGAAGAGCTGCTCCGACATTGCTGGGATTAGAAGATCCTCGCACTGAAGCGGGTGAACTTCTGTTTCCAGAGCGCTTTCCTGAAGAGGTCGTCGACCGCGACGAGCGGGTGATGGGACCTTACGCCGCGGCAGGTCAACTTCAGCAAAGTCCAGAACCCAGAGGCGGCGGTATTATCAAGCGCGAGTGGTGGCAGCCTTGGTCGCGCGAGAAATATCCGACCTTCGATTTTATACTTGCTTCTCTCGACACGGCTTACACGACGAAGGAAGAGAACGACCCGAGCGCGATGACAGTGTGGGGCGTGTGGACGGGCGGCGATCAGACAGCTTCGATCACGAGATCTGTTAACAGATACGACGAAGCAATGGCGATGGTCGAGCGCACTTACACTAAAGAGCATCCGAAGGTTATGATGATCTACGCCTGGTCGGAGCGTCTTGAGTTCCACGATCTGATCGAGCGCGTCAGGGATACCGTCGCGGACTACGGCGTTGAGCAGCTTCTCATAGAGAACAAAGCCGCCGGACACAGCGTCGCCCAAGAGCTCCGGCGGATCTACGGTTACGACGACTTCGGCGTTCAGCTAATCGATCCGAAGAATTCGGACAAGGTTGCTCGTCTTCATAGTATTCAGCACCTCTTCTCGGAAGGTTACATCCACGCGCCGAGCCGATCCTGGGCGGACATGGTTATTAACCAGATGTCGCAGTTCCCGAAGGGCAAGCACGACGACCTCGTGGACACGGTGTCGATGGCCTTGAAGTGGCTTCGCGGCACTGGCATGCTCGTCAGAGGTTCCGAGTGGACGGCCGATCTTGACAGATCCAGAATGCACGAAGGCGCTCCTCCTGAGCCGCTTTACCCGGGGTAGCGCAACATGGCTTCTCAGATCCTCGCAAACGCCACTGTCAACCTGATCTCTGAGGGGCCAAACCTCAGCAAGTTTCAAGTTGAAGTCTGGGGCGATGGCGATCACGACTACAGCAGGACTTACGAGATCCTGGCGAAAGATGAGGACTCAGCAGCCCGCGAAGGCCTCGACACGTTTATCGAAGAGATTACAGATCTGATCAGCAAGGAGACGTTCCAGTGAACTTCTCGCAAGCACTCGATCGCATCAAGTGGGGGATGCCGATGACGCGTATCGCCTGGGGCGATCCCGAGACTTACGTCTACCGGCTTCTTCCTCCCGACGAGGACAAGATTAACATCCGCTACAGTTCAGGAAGCACGTCCCTCTGGTCTCCGACCGTCGAGGACGTCATGGCGCTGGACTGGGCGGACACTGTGAGGATCGACTAATGCCAATGGTCCCCGGTTTGAACCCGGCTGTCCGCCAGCTAGCCCCTGTTCTGGAGGATCAGCCGGAGGACGCTACCGCTCCCGTTCTCCTCCCAGACGAGCCGGGCGGTAGCGTCCTGACTATCGAGCACGATGACGGATCGGTCTCGATCAGCCTCGACGGACGCCCTGTCGAGGAAGAGAGCGAGGCGGAGAGATCTGCTGAGTGGTTCCGAAACCTGGTCGATGAGCTCGACATGGGGACGCTGAACCTCGTCGCGGACGAGCTCATGCGAGGCGTTGAAGACGACCTTCAGAGCCGTAACGACTGGATCGAGGATCGGGCGCAGGGCATCAAGCTCTTGGGTCTGAAGATCGAGATCCCGGGACTTCAGGGCGCAACGGACGGCGCGCCGGTCGAAGGCATGAGCCGCGTCAGGCACCCGCTCCTTCTCGAGGCGGTCCTCCGGTTCCAGGCTAACGCCCGATCGGAGCTATTGCCGACAGATGGTCCGGTGAAGGTCAAGAACAGCGCGCTTGCTTCTCCTCTTCAGCAGGATCAGCTGGCAGACGCCCTCGAGCAGGATCTGAACTACTATCTGACCGAGGTAGCGAGGGAGTATTACCCCGACACGGACAAGATGCTGTTCATGCTCGGCTTCGGCGGCACGTCGTTCAAGAAAGTGTACTCCTGCCCGCTGCGTGGCCGTCCCGTCTCAGAGACTGTGGACGCGGGGGATCTCATCGTCAACAACGCAGCGACGACTCTCCAAGATGCGAAGCGCGTCACGCACAGAGTCAACATGCGGTCGAGCACGGTCAAGCGGCTTCAGATCCTCGGCGTCTACCGGGACGTTGATCTCAGCATTCCGAACTTCTCAAACCCTGACGCAGTTCAGCGCGAGAAGGCAGAAGTTCAAGGTATCTCGCCGGATACCAGAAACCCGGACGACCGGGACAGGGAGATCTACGAGATCTACTGCGAGCTCGATCTTCCTGGGTTTGAGCACAAGTACAAGGGGAAGATAACTGGCCTCGAAGTTCCCTATCGTGTGACAATTGACGTCTCGACCCGAGAAGTCCTGTCGGTCGTCCGGAACTACGACGAACCGCAGGAGGACAGCGATGGGCTGCCTGAAGCGAGGACGACTTTCGTCAAGTATTCGTTTGTTCCTGGACTTGGGTTTTACGACATCGGTCTACTTCATATTCTGGGTAATACCACGAATGCGGTTACGGCGGCCTGGAGGGAAATGCTAGACGCCGGCATGTATGCGAACTTCCCCGGCTTTCTCATGTCGGACACCGGGGGACGACAGAACACAAACATCTTCCGCATTCCGCCCGGCGGCGGCGCGCTTGTCAAGACGGGTGGTCAGCCGATCAATCAGGCTGTGATGCCGCTGCCTTACAAAGAACCTGGCGCAGCGATGATGAACCTCGTCCAGAACATGGTCGAGACGGGACAGCGCGTCGGCGGGACCGCAGAGCTAGCCGTCGGCGAGGGACGCCAGGACGCGCCTGTCGGCACGACACTTGCCCTGATCGATCAGGCGACGAAGATCCTCAACTCGGTTCACAAGCGTCTTCACGCTGCGCAGGCCGAGGAGTTCCAGCTTCTCGTCCGGTGCTTCCGCGAGCACCCTGAGAGCTTCTGGGGCAAGAACAAGCGCCCGCACCTTCAGTGGAACGAGCAGGTGTTCATCGAGGCGCTCAACAACTGCGAGCTCACGCCGCAGGCCGATCCAAACACTGCGTCTGCAACGCAGCGCATGATGAAGGTCATGGCGCTGAAGCAGATGGCAGCGTCGAACCCGCAGATGTATGATCCCGTCGCGGTTGACACAGCGGCGCTCCAAGCTCTTGGCTGGAGCAACCCCGAGCAGTTCTTCGCGCCGCCGAACCCGAACCCGCCGATGCCTCCTGAGATCCAGGCAAAGATGGCGGAGCTCCAGATCAAGAAGCAGGACAGTGACGCGAGGATGATGACTGCGCAAGCGGGCGTCGCGAAGGTCCAGCACGAGATGCAAGGCGGCGGCGTCGGTCAGCCTCCTCAGCTTGATCCGAACAAGATGGTCGATCTCGAGCTGAAGAAGCACGAGATGCAGCAGAAGATGATCGACGCTGAGATCAAGCAGCGCGACTCACAGAACCGACTTCGAGAGACGATGATCCAGGCGCAAGTCGATCAGCAGTCGAACCAAGGCGAGATGCAGCGGGCGGTTCTGAAGAACCAGGACGATCGCTTCGAAGCGGCGAACCGGCAGCGGGACCGGGAGAGCAAAGAGCGACTGGCGGCTGTGAAGCTTGCAGGCGAGATCGCAAAGAACCCCGGCGCAGAGCAGCTGATCAGAAAGTTCATCCCAAAGGACACGCTTCAGCGCCTCGAGTCTAATGAGCCGCCGCTCGGAGAATGACGATGAATACCAAGAAGCTTGGTTACCCCCTCGCGATGACGACTGACGCAAAGAAGTCGAAGCTGAAGAAGATGAAGCCCGACGCGTTTCTTAAGAAAGCGCGAAAGCTTGCCGTCAGTGAAGGCGACCGCGGCATCATTGACAAGTTCAAGAGCGACATCAAGTCCGGCGAACCTCTCGGACCTCTGAAGCTCTACCCGGACGGCCGTGAAGACGGACGACACCGCGCGACGGCAGCAAAAGAACTAGGCCTCGACGAAGTCCCCGTCATCGACGAGCGGACCGCGAAGGCTCTTGGCGGCGCGTTATCATCTTCCGATCCTAACAAGTTCTTCTCGGACATCATGAAGTTCAGCTTCGCGGTGCTTCCGCTCTTGCGTCCTGGTTATCTGAAAGAAGTTCCTAAGCAGGGATTTGCCCACGGAGGTCACGTCCTCGAGGACGACTACCCGACGCACTATCTCCCCGAAGTCGGTCGTCAAGTGATGGCGGATGGTGGTTCTCCTGAAATAGGCTCTTCCCGCTTTGCTGCTCTTGATCCTGCGATGCTCGTCGGCACGTCGTCTCAGCCGTTCCGCGGCGGGGAAGCTTACACAGACGCTGGGGGACAGAGGATCGCCGCGCCGTTTGTCTCTGGAATGAGCGGCGGATATCCAGTCTACGACTTCGACAACGCAGGAAAAGCGACGGCAAACGAGCTACCCGGCGGCAAGAACCCTTTCGAGGATCTTCTTCAGTTCAGCTGGCTGTCAAAGCTGATGGGCTACGCGGACGGAGGTGGTGTCGAAGGGAATGTTGAGTTTGCTTCTCCGGAAGTCGAGCAGGCTTTGAAGACCGCTCAGGAGGTAGCCAGCAAGCCCCGACCTTTTGAAGAAGAAAAGAAATACGAGCCGTTCAGTGTTCT